TCTCGCAAAAGTACAAAAGCGTATTGATGAATTTAAGGATTCATATACGAAGATCGCAAAAGATGCGGCAGTCGGAAAGATGTCGAAAGAAGAGGTCGATGCCGAGTTAAAGAAGCTGGAAACTAAATCCGAAGACTTCACGAAAGAAGAGCTTAAGAAACTTAAGACTGAGTTGGATGAGGTTTCTGAAAACCTTAAAAAGGCCAATCTTAAAATTAAAGAGCTCGGAGAGGGCAAAATGAAATCTGGCTCAATCAAAAAAGGCTTTGGTGACATTCTTAAGGATGCCATGAAAGAAGCTGGAATTCTGGAAGAGTATGTTGTTGATTCAGTACGCGGAAAGAAAGCGTTAATGATGAAGGGTTATGATAATAATTCTACACGTCATACACTGAAAGCTGCTATTGACATGACAACCGCATTGGCCGTAAGACCTGGCGCAGATCCCGGTGTAAATATTGGCTATTTGACCGATTACAAAATGCGTGATGTTCAGATTGATCTTACCAAAGATACCCATGCAATTCAGTTTATGCCAACTGATCCTATTGCAGACAAGTACATGGGTGTATTGATTGAGTCTGATTATGTTGATGGTACCGGAACAAAATCTGAAGGATCTGCTTCAAGCAAATCTTCAATGAAGTTCTCAACCAAAGAATTCAAAGTATTTACTATTGCTACTCATTTCCGGGTATCAAAAGAGAACCTTGCAGACATTGATCGTTTGGTAAGCAAACTTAACCGTATTGCTCCGGATCGTATTCTTTCTACTTTTGATGGCAAAGTATTCTCTGCTTCAGGGGATAATTCAACAGATGTTGAAGGAATGTATGTTGCCGGTAATTACACTGCTTTTAGTGCTTCTACATACGAAAATACAGTTGACGGTGCAAACTTAGTTGACTTGATACGTAAAATGAAGCTTCAGGCATACAATAACGATCAGGACGTAAACGTTGTTGTTCTTCACCCTACCCAGGTAGATCAAATCGAAGGATTGAAAGATCTGGATGAGAACTACCTGCAAGCAAGAGGTATTGTTTATGATGCAATGGGTAACCTTGTACGCGTACATGGATTGACTGTCATCAAAAATAAAAAGCCAACCACTTCTAAAGTGACCGTAATGTGGAACGAAGCTGCTGAAATCGGTATCAGGGATGATATCAGTTTCGAAATTGGACTTGACGGGAATGATCTTACCGAAGGCATGCGTACCATTGTATTTGATATGAGAGCCGCTTTTGGAGTAGGAAAAGCTGCAAGTATTATCGTATCAACTGATCCTACCGCTGATATTGCAACAATTGACAAAGGAGTATAATCATGAAAAAGTATTTAGTTTTATTAATTTTAGTAGTTAGCGCATTTGTAGCAAGTGCGCAGACTACTCCAACGGAAGTTACTCCTGATGCGAGAATAACTCAGCCATATTATAAGTATGTTTGGGGGACAACTTCAGATACTCTTACTAATGCAGATACTTTGACATTTGTTTACCGTATCAAAGCTTCGTCAAGGTCTGGCCAAACTCAGGATTTTAGTATTGATTTATATTCTGATTGGGTTTCTGGTACGGCAGGAGGTACTCTTATTACGTATAGATCGCCAGATGGCGTGAATTATGTCAGTACTGGTGATACTATAACAGTTGCGAGTTTGACGGCAGATGGATTAGATGCCGAGCAAATAACTTTAGATAACTACAATAATCCTTATCTAAAATTGATATATCTTCAGACTGGCACCGCTGTTACCATTCCAAGGGCGTATGTTTATTCTAAACGTAATTAATCATGGTAAACGTAAGAGGAACACGAAGGTTAAGATTAGCCGTTGAATTAATTTGTGAGAAATTACAAATTACCAATAAGGACATCGACGCCTACGCAGCCAAGAAAAGAAGAGAAGCTGCTCATGTAAAAGTAGCGAAGAAAGAGGTCAAACCTGCTGACAAAAAGAAGGCAGAAAAGAAATAGATCATGGCAAACCTGATTGACAGTACATATTTCACCCGTGACATAAACATTCCTGGGACTACATCTCCTGACAAACCAAGTGTTATCAGCGAGATGATAGCCAGGTATGAGCCAGAATATCTTAAAAAGGTCTTGGGATACACGCTATGGAAGGCGGTTCAGGCCGAAATAGATGCAGCGGTTTATACTAATTATGCTGGATTAATAGAAGGTGCTGAATTTTCATTTGAATATAACGGCTATACCATAAGCACAAAATGGAATGGCCTTAAAAATGATGAAAAAGAATCACCAATTGCTTATTATGCCTATTATAAGTACCGGAAAGAAATAGAGACTCTCAATTCAGGTTTAGGAGAAAGAAGAGGGAAGGGAGAAAATTCAAAAGATGCTTCAGCATTGAAAAAAATGGTAGATGCATGGAACGAATGCGTAAACTTAAGCGGACAACAAAAAAAGTGTCATAAAAGATACCGGGATCGATTTTTAGATAACGGTAATTATGAACACGTAAGCCCGGAGTCAAGTTTATTCAATTACCTGCTTACCAAAAAAGATGAAGATGCATACTCAGATTGGGTTTTCTCCCCTCTGTGGAAAGAAAATGTATTTGGATTATGAGTGTAGACACAAGATATTTTGTTGATGTTTTTGGAGATATTGTTTCCAATGTTAGAGAACAGTACGATCCTGTCAGTGATAAGGAGCCGTATTACCTCTATGGTCACATTCTGGATATCTTAGACAGACTTTCTATTAAAGATGAGTCAAGTACACTTAAATTCGAAAAGTACCCGTTAATCATGCTTATTCAGGATTTTGAAGAAGTTAGTATTGGACGTGGAGCTTATGAGTATAACATACCGGAAGTTAAAGTAATCATTGCAACGGAAACCGATCCTGATTATGATTCTACTAAAAGGTATGAAAATACATTTAAACCAATTCTCTATCCTATATGGGAATATTTATTAAAAAGTATTGTGCGGAGTGATTATTTAAATATTACTTCGATTGAAGATATTGAATACAGTAAATTTGATCGGGTGTTTTGGGGTAAGGAATCCGTTTACGGTGTCACCTCAAATAATTTAAATGACTATTTAGATGCAATAGAAATAAAATTCAAAAATCTTAAATTAAAAAAATATTTAAATTGTTAAATTATGACTTGTAGCACAACAGGATATACAGGACAAAACTACTGCGATAAGAACAGTAGGTTTGGAAAGCCTACCGGAATAATGTTTGCAATTGACGGGCATACTAACATAGCTGCCGATTTTCTTTTGCAAGCAAGCTGGGAGGACGATGTTCAAAATCAACAAGTATTTCCTTTGCATAATATGAAGTCTTTCGAAGATCTGTCAACAGAGCCTACTTACAAGGATTATGATGATGGATCAAGGAAGCTTATGGAGCAAGGGGACTACCGGTTTGCGGCGCATTTTGACTTAAATGAATGCGTAAAAAAACAATTACTTAATTTCAGAGGGTTCCAGGAAGGCATCTACTTGATTTATGGAGATGTTATTCGTGGCCGCACTATTGATTCCGGTGTTAATATAGTTCCGATTCGATTGGAAGATATAAATATCGAAAAAGCAATGCTGCCCACAATGAGTGAGCGCGAAGTAGTTAAGGTGGTTGTTGATCTTAAATCCGATAAGGATCTTAATGAGTATGATTACTCTCGTAAAATGGCGTGGGATGTTTCCGATGTGGATGGACTGACAGAAGTTGATTTATCGGTAGTTGCCGGAGCCACAGCTTCAGCGATTGTTGTTGATGTAACCGCCGATTGTGGTGGGCAGTCTAAGCAAATTTCAGGACTTGGAACTGAAATTACTGATTGGACTATTGGATCAGGGACTATCACAGGAGTAACAGAAAGCACTTCAGTACGTGGACGTTACACAATAGCAGGTACTACAATGGCGGGAGATGTCAACTTGGCAGATCCAGGAGTTCGATCCGATACCGTAATGGTTATTTCGAGTGGGGCTGTAGCTTCAGGAATATAAAATAAAGGGGTTTTATAGCCCCTTAATTTTTATGAATAAGATTGAGCAGCAAATAGAAAGATTAAATAGTCTTGACTTAAATAAAGTACTTGATGAGTGCATAAGCGAAACAGAAGAAGAATTGCTATCGTTGGTTAAATCTCAATTAGAGATTGGTATCAAAGGAACGGGTGAATCTCTTCAGGACTATGCAGAACAATCATACGCTGACTTTAAGAAGAACATTGTCGGATCTATTGCTCCTTATTTTACTCCGGATTTAAAACTTACCGGATCGTTCTATGCAGGGTTTAATTTAAGGACAACATTATTAGGGGTAGAGATAGATTCAAGTGATTCTAAATCTTCGCAACTAGAAGCAAAATATGGCAGTTCTATATTTAACCTTACTGAGAGCAATCTGGATAAGTATGCAAAACAGATAATTTATCCTATTTTAATGGATAAAATTCGAAAACATTTAGGATATTAGTTATGAGAAATTGTAATTGCAGTAATTCCATAAAACAGAACAAAGATGAAATCAGGGAAAGAGCTATTAAATTCGCCATCATGGAAGAAGTCGATGTTCAAATTCATTCGTGGACCGAAAGAGGAAAAGGAAGATTATGGGACTTTGAGCCGAAAGGATCAATTGAAAGAGGAAAAGGACTTATCGAAATTATCAAGTTTCGAGACCATAAAAGCAAAGACGTTCTACAGGATTCAGAACGAGCTAAGCTTGATAGCAAAAAGTCAGGAAAATCTAATAAACCTGTCTCTGGAGGAACAAGAAAGCGAAGTAAACCTGTTAAACAAAAGGTTGATCGAAGCGATGAATCTTCTGGGCGAGGCAAATCTAAAGATTCAGCACCAGAGGTGGACTGAAATAAGCGAAACATATTACCGAGAAGTCGATGAGCATGACTTTGAGCTATTTATTAATAAATTACGAAAGAGCGTAAAATGGGATTGTGAATTGGTTGAGATGAGGGCAGCATATGCATTGGCTAGTATTGGCCAAGAGTCTGGATGGAATGCATTAAGACAAATGGGGCTTACGGGAACATTAGATAAGATAGCTCAAAAAATAAATGGCAAAATAACAAACCATGAATTAAAGCAAAAGACATATACAGAAAATAATCAAATTGATTTTTTTGTCACATTGGCGTTGATAAAAAAACGTGACTATAAGGCAGATAGCAATATTCTTCTGCAGGAGTGGGTAGGTATATTAAAAAGCATAAAAGAAGAAAATGAGCGGAACGATACAAAGAAATGATATTATTACTAAAGATGCTGAATCAGTATTAAGTGATATAATTATAAAATTTGAACAACTGCTAAAGATATCTAAGGAAATAAAAATAGATATTAAGGCGGAAGGCTTGACTAATATATCCAATAGCTCAAAGAAGGCAAAGGAAAATATATCAGAGCTAGACTTTTTGATTGCTGAGCTTACAAAACAAATGAAAAAACTTGGAGAAGAAAGAGCCAAGACAGCAACAGCTAATAGCAGACAGAACAAGGAAATAATAAAAGAGCGGATTGAGAGGAAAAAGATAGTAGATAGAATAAAGGAAGAGATAACAGGAGCAAAAGCACTAGCAGAGGCTAAAAAAAGAAATGCCATTATATCGAGACAAGAAGTAGCGGAACTGAACAAACTTGATGCTGCAAATAAAAAATTAGCAACCAGGAAAAGTGGACTAACCAACACAGTAAAAAACTTAACCTCTGCATTAAAATCATATTTTCTAACATTTGTTGGTATTCGACAAATGATAAATTTCGTTAAGCAAATTACAATAACAACAAAAGAATTAGACTCATTAAGATTTGCTACGGAACAATTAATAAAAGACAACTTAGAGTTAGCAGCAACAAATGAATTTCTTACAAAATTAACTAAAGCGTATGGTACTGAGTTAATATCCACAACCAATAGATATTTAAAATTCTCAGTAGCGGCAAAACAATCTAACTTATCGCTTGAAAAAACACAGCAAATATTTGAATCGGTAACTAAAGCTTCTAGTGTTTTAGGGCTTAGAACAGATGAGCTTACAGGTGTTTATTTGGCATTGGAGCAAATGTTATCTAAAGGTAAGGTGACAACAGAAGAGCTTAGAAGACAGTTAGGAGAAAGATTACCTGGTGCATTTGGTATAATGGCAGACGCCTTGGGTGTTACGATCTCTGAAATGGACAAAATGCTAAAGAAAGGCGAGATCTTATCCAAAGACGCATTGCCATTATTTGCCAAACAATTAGAAAAAGCCTATGGAATTGAAAATGTCAATAGAGTAGAAACATTAACAGCAGCTCAAAATAGATTAACATTGGCATGGCAAGGGTTTGTAAAAGAACTAGAGGCAACCCCTGTAATTGCAAAAGGATTTGATTTAATAGCCCAGGGAATAGAAAAGATAAGGGTTTCAATGAGTGGCGTAGAATTGCTTGCTACAGAGAAAGAGAACAAATTATTATCAGAAGCCTTTTCACAAATTGCGAATATTGGCTCAGCAGAAGAGAAAAGAGCAAGAGTCATTAATATAATAACAAATCTCCAAAAAAGATTAAGATTCGAGGGTGAGCAATTAAAAAAATCAGAAGAAGACAGAGACCAGATCGCAGATAACTTTTCATACAAATTATTTAATGTTATAACGTTAAGCAAAAATGGAACCAAGTATTTAGAGAAATTTAACGAAGCTACTAATTTAGGCGGAGCTCCATTGCTTAATGCAGAAAGGATGGTCGAAACAAGACAAGCAGAAGTAGACTCAATTGTTGGTGCAATCAGCAAATTGAAAGAATATTTTAATACAATAAACAAACAGCCCTTCACCCCAGAAGAACTGGTTAAAATATCTCAAGCAAGCAGAAAAGAAATTGAAGCGGAATTTGTTGAAATTGAAGGAGGCTATAAATCAGCTATAGATGTTATTGAGGCGTTTTGGATTCAAAGATTTTCTGCAGCACGTAACGATACTGAAAAATTAATCAATTTAGAGAGAGAGCGTATAAAATCAAAATTAGAAGGTGATAAAAAATATCATACCCTTACTGAAACAGAAAAAGCCAATTTAAACAAAAGATTAGGGGAGTTGGACGATGAAGAAGCAGCATATAGACTGAAAGTTAAAAAAGAAACAGACGATGAACTTATTGCAGAGACATACAAGGCAATAGACGCTGAACAGATTGCGATGCAAGGCAGAGCACAAAAACGAGCTCAGAACGAAAAAATGTCTAACCGTGAGTTAATAGAATTAAGATTTAATTTAAACCAGGAGATTCTTAAACTGGAAATAGACAGATTGGAAGATCTTGTTAAAACTGGCAACCTTGAATATGACATACAACAGAAGCTTCTTGAAAGAATAAGTCAATTAAAAAAATCATATAACGATAAAGACTTAAAGCATGCAGAGAATAATGAGAAAGAAAGGATTAAGAGAATACAGGA